TGGGGGGAACCGATGCCCAAGCCTTTCGTCAAAAATGACCCTCGCATCAACCGCAAGGGGAGACCCAAAACTTTTGATCAACTGCGCAGCCTGGCGCAGCAGATCGCGCATGAGGCGGCCAAGTCGAAAGACGGCGAGCCCATCGTCATCGATGGCCGCGTCATCTCGGTGCAGGAGGCGATTCTGCGCAGATGGGCAAGTAGCCCACTGCCAACGCTGCAAATGAAATTTGTAGCAGTAGCCTTTGGCGAGGTGCCGACCGAAACGCGGTTGATCGGGCAAGATGGCAACGATCTAATCATTCGAGTAATTTATGGCGACGATGGAAGTGCTTCTGAAGAAGCCGCATAAGCAGCAATCCGCTTTTATGCGCAGCAAGGCGAAGCGGAAGGTGATCTGCGCCGGGCGGCGCGGGGGGAAAACGACCGGCATGGCCACGCTTGCCGTCGAATCTTTATTAAAAGGTCGTCGCGTGCTAGAAGCCGCGCCGACCACCGATCAGACCGACGCATTCTGGAAGGAGTGCAAGCGAGCGCTTGCCTCGCTGATTATGAAAAAGATTATTTATAAAAATGACAGCGAGCGCATCCTTGAATTTGGCAAAGGCCGCATCCGGGCCAAGACGGCCTGGAATGCGGACACCTTGCGCGGCGATTACGCCGATCTGCTTATCCTAGATGAATTTGCCATCATGGATCCAGATGCTTGGGACGAAGTGGGCGCGCCCATGTTGTTGGACAATGATGGTGACGCGGTTTTTATTTTCACGCCCAAACGAAAGAACCACGCGCATCGAATTTACACCCAGGCGGTGGGAGATGACACCGGGCGGTGGGCGGCCTTCCATTTTACCAGCTTGGACAACCCCTATCTGAGCCCGATCGCATTGGCCGAAATTACCGCGGATATGACGGATGAGGCATATCAACAGGAGATTTTGGCGCAATTTCTGGAAGCGGAGGGGGCGATCTTCCGCAACATTGCGGCTTGTATGACGGCCCCGATTTCGACGCCGGAAGAGCACATCGGCCATCGAATCGTGGCGGGCTGCGACTGGGCGAAGCAGGCCGATTATTCCTGCTTTTCGTTCGGCTGCGTTGATTGCCGATGCGAAGTGGATCGGGATCGCTTTCATCAGATCGATTATGCCGTGCAAGTGCAGCGACTACGAATCAAATGTGATCGATGGCGACCGCGCGCCATTTTGACTGAATTAAATAGCATCGGCCACCCCGTATTCGAGCAGTTGCAGCGAAGCGGGCTGCCGGTGGTGGGATTTCATACGACGGCGAGCAGCAAAGCGCCGCTGATTGAAAATCTGGCGCTGGCTCTGGAGCGGGCCGAATGGAAATTCCAGCCGGACACCGTATGGACGACCGAGCTAGAGGCATATGAGCGCAAGGTCAGCAGCGCCACGGGGCGCAGCACCTATGCGGCACCGGAGGGGGCGCATGATGATACGGTCATGGCGCGGGCGCTGATGCTCTGGCAGGCGCACCGTCCCCCGGCGCATACTCTGGTGGATTTTGTATGATGCAGATTATTCGTCGGGAGGCGGACGCTATCCGAATTGATCCGGCTTTGTGGCTTCTGTGGCTGCCCAGCGCGATCATGTATGCGTGTGGCTGGCTGATGGGCTTTATCTGGCGCGGCATTGTCTGGCTGGCCGCGGCGTTTGTGGCCGGATTTAAGGCAGGGCGCGGATGATCATACGGTTTTTATTTTATGCGGCGTTGGCTGGGTTCGGCTGTGGATTTCTGGTAATTCTGTGGCGAGCGTGGATGTGGTGGCAGGTGGACTAAAAAATGAGCTGGTTCGACGCCGTGCAACAGCAATTTCAAAAGATGGTCGCCCCGCGCGCCTCGATCAAGGCGACAATAGAAAGTCCATCAGCCTGGTTGCGCGCGGAGACGGTCGGCGCGCAATATGCCCTCCCCGATCGTACTTTGCCGGAAGCGCAGCTTGAATTGTATCAGCGGCTGGCCTGGGTGCAGATCGCCATCAGCAATAAAGCAGCCATTGTGGCCACCACGGATATGCAGGTGCTGGAACTCAAATTAGATGAATCCGCCAAGCGCCATTTGGAAGAGCGATTGGCCATCAGCAATCATCCATTCGAATTACTGCTGAATAAGCCCAATCCGTTGATGAGCCGATTCGAGTTTTTGGAGGCGACTTCGAGCTATTTGGACGTGACCGGCAACGCCTATTGGTGGCTTAATCGCAGTAATGAGGACGCCCAGCCGATCGAACTCTGGATCATGCCGTCCGCTTCGGTCAAGCCCATCCCCGATGAGCGGATGTATATTCGCGGCTACGCGTACGAGCCCGAAGGACTGGGGCGGACGATTGTATTAGAGCCGTGGGAGGTGGCACATTTTCGGCGCTGGCATCCGCGCAATTCATTTATTGGCCTATCGCCGATTGAAGCCTTTGCGATTGAGGCGGAAGGCGATTTGGCTATGAGTCGATGGAATACGAATTTATTTGCAAGAGATAATGCCAAATCGCCGGGAGCGCTGGCCTTCGCCGATCCGATTGATGATGAATCTTGGCGGCAGATGAAATCGGATATTGCCGATGAATATGGCGGGGTCAAACGCAAAATGATGATGCTGCGCAATGTCGGAAAAGGCGGCGTGCAATGGCTGCAAATGGCTATGTCGCAGCGCGATATGGAATTTCTGGCCGGACGCGAATTTACCAAAGAGCAGATTTACGCCATCTACGCGCCGGGCCTATCTTCCATGCTGTCGGTCAACTCGACCGAAGCGAATAGCATTGCGGGCCGCAAAACCTTTATGGAATTAAGCATCTGGCCGCAATTGACGCGCATTGCTCAGAAGATCACGAATGACATTTTGCCGATCTACGGCGATTGCTTGGTCATGGAGCCGGAAGATGTGCGTGTCACCGATCGGTCGCTGAAACTTCAAGAGCAGGCGGCCTTTGAACGAATCGCCACGGTGGATGAGGTGCGCGCGGAACATTATGATTTGCCGCCAATCGGGGATGATCGGGGCCGCCTGCTGGTCACCGAGGTGGGCCGCGGGTGGACGCGCACGGGCGAGCCGGTTGTCCCGGCGCCTTTGACGCAGACGGGCGCTCCACCACCCCGACCGGCCATACAGCCGGACGCCAACATCGACGGCGAGAAGCCGGAGCCGGAGATAGAAGAGGCTCCGCTCGTCAAAAGCGCCGAAATCAAGGCGCTGCGCAAGTGGCTTAAAAAGCGCGGGGCCGGAGCGGATCTCTCGCAATTCTCGTCCAAATATTTACAGCAGGCGGAGATTCAAGCGATCTACGCCGATCTTTTTGGGGAGGGCGGAGCCGACCAGCCTTTTTTTCCCCAAGCTGGCAAAGCTACCCGTAGGCTGCCCGGCGAGGACGGCAACGATCGCCAGCGCGGGGGATTAGAGCGCTATCATGCGGACAAGCTGCAGGCGGCTTTTCGGAAATTGCTGAGGAAAATTGTTCCGCCCGGCACGAACGAAGAGAATATCACGCCGGATAGCGCAATCGAGCGCTACCGGGAGAATGAAAAGATTCTGCGTGATGCGTTGGTCGAAATGCTGATGGATGGCGCGCAACTAGGCGCGGACACCGGGATTGCCCAAATGGAAACGCTATTTGGCGTGCGCAAGGCGGACGTGATCGGGGTGAATTGGGACTTGGTGAATGAGTTCGTGCTGCGCTGGGTGTTGGGCGAGTCGGGCGTCTACCCCGGCTACGCCGACAGCATCAATCAGGCAATGGCGCAGACCAGCGAGAAATTGATCCGGCTCAATATGGCGGAATGGATACAGAATCGATTGCCATTAAATGTACTCATCGACAACCTGGAGCGGGCCGTCTTCGACCGCGATCGAGCCGAACTGATCGTCACTACGGAGATTACGCGGGCGTATGCGGAGGGCAACCGGGCGGCGTGGAAAGAGAGCCTGGTGATCGAGCAAATGCGTTGGAATACATCATCGGATGAGCGCGTCTGTCCCATCTGCGCTCCACTGGAAGGCAAAATAGCGCCGCTTACCGGCACCTTTGAGAGGGGGCGAATGCCTCCCGCTCATCCACGCTGCCGATGCTGGATCACACCGGTGATCGGGGATTTATGATCGACATGCACATTGATACGAGCGAGATCACAAAGGCGATTCAGGCCGGAGTGAATTTGGATCTGGCTATCCCGATGGAAGCCGGTTGCTCTGTGCTGATCGAGCACTTGGGCAGCTATAGCCGGGTGGCCGGTCAGCCGCAGCGGCGCCGGATGACATGGAAATCGGCGCAACAACGGCGTGGCTTTTTTGCGGCGCTCAACCGCGGCGAGATTCGCGTTCCATACCGGCGCACGGGTCATTTAGGCCGTTCCTGGTCATTTCGTGTGCAGCGCTCTCGCCAGGAAACGATTGGCGAGATCGGCAACAACGCGAGCGACCGACGCACGGGGAAACGCTACGGGCCCTATGTGATGAGCCACGAATCCCAAGCCAGAATTCATCAAGGCGTGTGGGACACAGACAAGTCGATTGTGGATCAAGAGTCATCGCGCATTGTTGGCATTTTCGAGCGCTACATTGAGGGAGCGATTCATGGAGATTGATAAAATTATTGTCGTCAAATCCGAGACGGAGTGGGTGCTCGACGTGCTGGGCGTCCCGTTTGGCGGGCCGAACAACGGGCGGGATAGCGACGGCGAATTTTTCGACGCGCAAACCAACGCCTACACCGACCGCTATCGCACCCCGCCAGCCGTGTACTACCACGGGTACAACGAAATTGGACAACCGGCAGGCGAGCCGCAATTTATCGGCAAATCCGAGTATACGCGCACCGATGAGCGGGGCCACTGGTACCGGGTGGTGCTCGACAAAGCCAATGCCTACGCTAAGCGCGTGTGGGAGGCGGCGCTGCAAGGACTCGCCCGCGCCAGCAGCGGAAGCATTCAGCATCTCGTGCGCAAAGGGAAAGATGGCCATATCACCCACTGGCCGGTAGCGGAATTGAGTATTTTCGACGCGGTGGGCAACCGGCAACCGGCGAATCAATATGCAGTGGCGTTGCCGGCGCTCAAAATGGTATATGCCCAGGCGGGGGTCACCTTGCCTGATGACATAGAAGTCCCTCCGGCGCGAAAGCCAGAGGCGGATGCAGAAGGCGAGGCGGGCCAGCCATCGCAGAGTGCATCGGCGGCGACAGGGCAAGCGGGGGGCGTGCGACAGAACAACAGTTCTCATAGGGAGATTACAATGACTCAAGAAGAAATTCAAGCGCTGGTCGTCAAGCAGATGGCCGAAGCGCTAAAGGCGCAAAAAGAGGCGGAGGCGGCCGAGGCGGCCCGACGGAAAGAGATCGCCGACGCCACCGAGGCGGCCGTCAAAGCGGCCCGCGAATCCATGCAGGCTGAATTGGCCGCTGCCAAAGCGGAGGCGGCAGAAGCGCGGCGATTGCCGGGCGGTGGAGCGCCGGGTCAAACGCAGTTCTCGGAACTGAGTAAATTTGACGGCCTCGACTCCGTAGATATGGCGGTGATGGCGGGTATTTTGGCCGCTGCGAAAATGGCGAATCGCGGGCCAGGCATCAGCGAGGTGCTACGCCGAGCGCTGGCGGTTCGCATCGCGGATGATCCCGATAAGGATGGTCACTATGGGGCGGCCAAAAACGCCATGAAGATGGCCGGAATGCCGATGAAGGCCAATGAGCTCAATCAATCCACTCTGGCCAGCTACGGTGATGAGTGGATCGGGGTAACTTACAGCGCGCAACTTTGGGATAAGATCCGCTTGGCGACCCCCATTGTGGGGCGCATTCCCACGGTCACCATCCCGCAGGGCAGCGAGAGCATCATTATTCCTCTGGAGGCGACCCCGCCCATCTTCTACAAAGTGGCGCAGGCCAGCGCGCAGGCCACGAATCCGGGGCGCATCACCCCGACCCATATTACGAGTCGCCAAGGGACGAGCAACAACACGCTCACCGCGGCCAAGCTAGGCGCGGCAATGAATTACACGGGCGAGTTGGAGGAGGACAGTCTGATCCCGTGGGCCAGTGAAATTCGCCGGATTCTGACCGTTGAAGCAGCCGAAGTCATGGAGCATCTGGTGATCGACGGCGACACGGAGACCGGAGCGACGGCCAACATCAACACCATCGGTGGCACTCCCGCCGGGACAGAAGCCTATTTGCTGTTTAACGGTTTCCGCAAACTGGCGCTGGTCACCAACACCGCCAATGCGCGTGACGCGGGCACGCTGGACATCGAGGATGTGCTAGAAACTGCCAAATTGATGGGATTGGGCGGGCGCAATTCCTATGATCGCAATCAGATCAGCGTGATCGCCGACATGGCCACCTACTGGAAGCTGCTGACGCTAACCGAGATGAAATCGAAAGATTACACGCAGCCGGGCACGGTGAGCGGGCAAACCATCCTCACCCCGTGGGGATTCGAGGTCATCGGCTCGCCCAACATGCACCGCGCCAATCAGGACGCCACCTATGGATTGAAGGCCAACGCCGCGGGCAAAGTCGATCTGACCACGGCGAGCAACAACACCAAAGGCGCGATGGTCGGCGTGCGCTGGGATCAATGGCGATTGGGCTACAAGCGGCGGATGACCTTTGAGGTGGATCGCGACCCGATCAGCGATGCGACCACCATTGTGGTCAACATGCGCATTGGACTGCTCTCTCGCGACAATGAGGCCAGCAGC